AACACCCTAATTATATATACATTCCCGAAGTATTGATTATAAGAAACTGAAATCCCCCGTCATTCGGGGAAGAATCATCTCCCGTATAAACATCAAAATAGTTTGTTGTCTGTTCCATTACAGAAGCATACCTACCAACACCTGCGGCATATCCTGTAAGGAAAACGGCATAGTTATTTGCATCAGAGAATGGAACCCCAAACGTTATTCTATATCGACCTTCACTTATTCTCGAAAATGATATATCCTCGTCGTTGTATTTTTTGAGTTTTACCATCTTGTTGTCCCGGACAATACCATGAAACATCAAACGCAGGGAGTATCCATTATGATTATCTTTCCGATATATCCTATTCACAATCATCCACCCCTTAAAATCGTTCCCCTCCCCGAATCCAATCATTTCAACTCCGCTGTGGGGAGGAATGGAAAGTGTTGTTTTCTGCACACCGTCTTCGAAATAATATTTGCCATCTGGAGCCGTATGTTGCAACACCCCGACAGCCTTACCGCTTCCCCAGTCGTCATTCATCAGAACAGCTCTGAACCCATTATACTCTGGGGTAAATGGAATGACGATTGCAGTAATCCAACTTGTGTTCGTTTCAGGAATTACCACATTGTTATTGTTCTGCAATCCGAGAGTGGATAAAGATATTCCTCCATCGTCTGACAAAGAATAATAACCGTCACGGAAAGGGGTTCTGATAGCTCCGTTTATTCGCACATTCGTTAGTTCTGAATTCAGAATAGTAGCTTTATGCGTCTCTATACTGCCATCCTCCAATATTTTGAAATTGCCATTAGCAGTAATCGCCCCCTCGAGAATTATATCTTCCGCCGTCAGTTTTATTTTACTCCGGGTATTTCCGTATTCATCCTCTTCCTCCACGCTCACACCAATAAGGGCGACCTTACCGTTGGCATCCTGGGCGTATAAGCCAGCTCCCTCTGGCTTGACCACAAGCCCTGTCTCCTGCAACATATTCTCGTCCCGGTCGAACACCGCCGCTGAGATTTTCACTAAACGCTCACTCTGCTCGAAGAGTGTCCGGTACTTGTAGGTAAGCGCATCCGCCTTGTTAGTCGAGAACACCAACAGTGAGATATAGATGATGCCCGTGAACGAGAGCTTGAAGTCCCCTGTACCGTTCCACAACCCGTCGAGGTTGAACAGTTTCCAGCCGTTCGTGGCTTCCAGCTCTTCCTCGTGGTAGAACATGTTGAAGTTCTCGAAGCCGCTCTTATCCGAATTCACAAACTCGATGCGCAACGTCCCCGCCTTCTCCACTCGGTACATAAACGAGAGGTACACCACTCCGGGAACGCGCAGTCCCTCGCTGTTGGTCTGCCGATATTCCGGCACGAGGCGGAAGTCTTCCAACTTCTGCATGATGTACCCACCACGGATATAGGCATAGGGGTTTGTACCGTCATGGCGTATCTCAGCATAGCCTTCTGGTCTGGAGGAGAACACGGAACTGTTCACCCAAATCCATTTGCCGCCGAAAGTCAGGAAAGTGGCGTTCGTGCCGGTGTTCCACTTCTCTCTGCCCTCGGCGAAGGAGGTGTTATCGAAGTAACTCTGCTCCTCGCGCAGTTCCTGGCGAAGCCCATCCACCGCCGCGAATATCTTGCCATCGGTAATCTCGAAACGGGTCAGGATATCCTCACCCGTCATCAGTACAAAAGTGCCGTGCAGGAACACGTTGTCGCCATAGAGACCGTACCCCTTCGGCTGCTTGTCCGCCGGGAAGTAGCTATCCTTGATGCCGTCCAGACAGCCGAAGCGGCAACGCAGACATCCCTCGAAGTTCTTATCATGCACGCCGTCCAACACATCGACCCTCGGTTGCCCATCCCCGGTGGCAGAAATAGATATGAGGTTGCGGCGCAGCCTGTCCTGGGTGTTGCCCATCAGCACGCAGTCGTCACCGGGTTCCGGGACGACACCGTTGAACTCGCTCACGGGGATAGTCACGCCCGTAGCGTCTGCCTGTGCGACCTCCACCCAGTAGGCTTTCTGTCTGCCACCAGAGAAGGTGGCACAGCGCATCAGGTCGTGGGCGGCAAAGGTGCATTCCTGCTCAAAGAAGATACGGTAGCTGTCGCCCTGCTGGATGACGTCCCGTATCTTGCCGCTTGCGGCGGAGACGATGAGCTGCCCGCACACGCTCCGCACCTTCTCGATGAGCAGTTCCAACGCCACCAGCGACTGCCGGACGGTAACCTTGTCGATGGTCAGGTTCGTCAGCCCCGTCAGTTGGTCCATCCACACCTGCCATCCTTCCCCGGTCATGCCGTCCACAAACTTGGCGGAGCGGAGCAGTTCCCGGATAACGAGGGTAAGCAACTCGGCATTACCCAGCCCATCCACGCCGCAACCCCCTTCCCCGAAGGTCACACCACGAAGAAACCCGATGGGCTGCGTGGCGGTGTCTGCCCTGTGCTTGTTCAGGAACTCTTTCTGGCTTCGCCGTGCGGAGAAGAGGTTGTTGTCCGTGGGCAGGGTCTCGTCCCAACTCCGGATAATGTCGGGCAGGGCAGTCCCTTCAGTCCGGCTCTTCGTGTAGTTCTTGAGCTCGCCGATGCTGTCGTTCACCCGCTCCAGAGCCCCGCTCTGCAGGGCATCGCTAATCTCAAGGTCCATCTGTCCGGGCAGGTTCACCTTGCGGGTGATCTTCGTGATGCGGCTCTGGCGGTAGCCCGTCTCTGGGAAGTACTTTTCGCTCTCCAACCGCACACGCCGTCCGACATACAGGTCGGCCTCATGTTCCTCCACCCACACGTGGTCGGTGGGAGCCTTGTACACGGAGATGTCCCGCCAGTGCTCCTCATTGTATTTCTCCACAGCCTCGGCAAGTTCCGCCTCAGCTGCCGGGTAGTACTCGTCCGGCATGCGAATGTTCCATAGGATATAGTGGTCGCCCACCTTCGGTACGACCTTGCCGCCCGGCACCTGCGTGTCATCATCATACGGCCATATCGTGATGATCTCGAACTCCTTGTTCTTGCTGTCGTAGTTCACTTCGAAGAAGTGGTCGTCGCCTTGCCCCATGCCGGCAAGGTCACCATCCTGGAACGACACCCGCTTGGTCTCCCCGGGCAGCTCGTAGCTGTTCGGGTCGAAGTCGAGCGCCGTGTCCTTGAAGTAGTATATAGTGAAGGCGTTACCGTCCTTGTCTTTGGTGTTCTCACTGCGCACGCTGCTCACCGTGCCTGTACGGCGGGGATAGATGTCGCTGAAGGCCTCCTTCTCGTAGTGGTCGTAGATGCCGTACTCCGCCGTGCGGGTCTCCACATACTGCTTTCCGCCAGGGAGCATCAGGCGGCGATGCCCGTACCGCTCGGGATCGATGTTCCGGGTGCTGCCAATCGGGAACAGACGGGTGTAGAACTTCGCCGTGTTGCCAGTATCCCGTTCAAGCTCCGTGAGTCCCTTGCCGTATCCCAAGGCAATTTCTTCGCCATGTTCGCAACGGCACACGTTTACGGTCTGCCCTTCTACCCACCATTCGGCTCCCCCACCCGCTTTCTCGGCGATCTCCTTCAGGGCTTCGTCGCAGTATTTCCCCTCGTAGTCAATGACGATGAGCTCCGTGCCATCCACCTGTCCGACCTTCCAGTCGGTGGTGTGGGCCATACCGTCATTGATGCACCTGACAACCATCGCCACATGCTCCCTCGGGGTGGCGGTCAGCGTGAACTCAGGCTCGGCGTTCCCGTCCGTAGTCTCCAGAACAAGGAACCTTTTAATCAGGCTCTCGATGCCGTAGAGTTTCAGGTCGTACTCCCACTGTCCTTCGCTCTTCTGCTTCGGAGTGTAACGCTCCGTCAACCAGTAGCGTTCGCCCCTATAGTCCGTGTAGTCGTTCACGTCGAGCGGGATATGGGCGTAATGCGTGAAGGAGAGCGTCAGTATGTTGTCGCCCTGCACCTCCTTCACCTGCGTGCTGCTGTCGCCAGGAGCGACCTCCACTTTCCTACCTCCCTTGCTGTCGTATAGGATTATCATTTGAATGCTGTTCTAATAGCGTTATAATTCGTTCATATCACCGGAACCGGCTCCCGAAACTTTACCTTGAACTTCCCGGCATGCACACCCTCCTTCCACAAGTAGGTCAGCGGCTTAAACTTTGGGCTGTCTGAGTATTTCACCCGCAGCGTCAAGTCGAGCTGCGGGAACGAGAGGTTGAGCCACCCGTCCTCCCCCTTCTTCAGGAAGTTGATGAACGCAAAGTAGCTCTTCAGCCACCCCTCACGGCTCTTACTGTACAGGGCGAAGTGGAGTGTCACGTCCCTCGCCTCGTTCCTCGGGGTGAGCACAGCGGAGTATTTCTCGCCGTTATCCTCCCGGATATTCACCGCCGTGTCTGCCTTGGTTTTGCTCGGCGTGAGGATAGCCGTCAGATTGTCCATGCCCTGGGGAGTGTCCTCCACGAGAAACACGCCGTATGCCTGCCAGATATCCGTGCCGTTCACCAATACCAGTCCAGCCAATATCTTGTCCATGTCATTTGCATTTAAGTCCGTCACGTATGATTTTCCGTATCTCTTCTTTGATTTCGCTGAGGTGCGATGCGCTCGCCTTGGTGTTCTCCTCGATGCGAGCAAGATGCCCTTCGGCGGTGTTCATCTTGTCCACCACACTCTCCATCTTTTCGTCCATACTACTCCAGTGCTGCAGCCCACTCGTGAACATACCCTCGAGCTTCGTGCCCTGGTCTTGCGTCATTGTGGTGAACCCGCCCGCCTTCGCACTCTGTTCCGTGCCTTCCGTCGGGTCGATGTCCAAGGTTTCCAGGAGAGCGTTCCGCTCCTCCAGGGCATCCTCCACGATGCTGTTGTATCCCGCACGCAGGGCTTCCGCCTCCTTATCGGTCATAGTGCCGTCCTTCATTGCCTCGGCGAAAGCCTTGTACCACTCGCGTAGGCGCTCAGTGTACTCCCCGCTCATCATACCTTCTATCACGGCGTCGAGCATGGTCTTATTCAGGTCCTCGGCAAAGGTCTCCGCATCGGAACTCATATCCAGGAGCGTGTTCTTGAAACTGTCACGCAGGCTGTCGAACGGCACACCAGTCAGCTTCTCGTAGTACGCCTCCTGCAGCTCCTCCAACTGCTTATAGTAGCTAATATACTCGTCCATGTACTGTGCGGCGTTCTTGTAGCCGTCATCGGCATGGCTCTTGATTTTCGAGTACAGGTCGGTAGCCTCATCCGCCACCTTCGCCATCTCCTCGCTACTCAGCCCCCAGAAGTCGCTGGCACTGCCAATACGACGGCCCACAATCGCACTGATGCGATCCCAGTCCGCATCACTCATCGCATCATTGATTTTCTTGTTAGATGAGTGCGACCCGCCTATGCCGAGGAAGCCGTTGCTGTAAGCCGCAGCAGAACGGCGCATCATCTCCTGTGTGTTGGCCATCGACTGCTCCAATTTGCGCTTCTGGTCTTCATACACCCCGGAGGCATCTTGTAGCGCCACGTCTTCCATCTTCTCGGCGAGGTTGTCGATGCTCTGCTTCAGGTCCTCGTTTGAGGCTGTCAGGTACTCGATGTCCTCCTCCAAGGTCTTGTCACTGTCCCCGCTACCAAACCAGCTGGAGAAGCCACCGAAGGTCAACGCATCAAAGATTTTGCCCACCCCTTTCAGTAGGCTCTCACCGATGGTCTTGAACAAATCACCGGACAGAACGTCGTCGATGATGCCACTTACAGCGTTAAACACAGCATCAAGTAATCCGCCGACGACCACGCTCAATCCGTCCTTGAAAATATCAATAATAGAGACAATCCAGCCGATGATGGGCACGTTCTCCAGCTTGTCTGCCATCTTACCGAAAGCATCTCCCAACTTCCCCTCAAGTGATTTCGCCCCTTTACCGAGGGAAATAAGTCCTTCGTAAGCTCCGCTGATACTTCCGGAGGCTATCTGCTGAAGTCCGTTCTTCACATTATCCATACTGGACTTCAAACTCGTCGCAGAGTTTCGGAGGGCTTGCCCGGCGGTGTCTGCCGCTTCTTGCAAGGTGGAGATATTCTCTTGGGCGGCTGCGGCATTCTCCTGCGCAATCTCCAAGGTTTGCGCAGCCGCCTCCTTCTCGGCATCGGTGCCTTCAGCCTGTGCACGGGCATACTCTTGTTGCGCCGCAGTCAGCTCAGCATAGACAGTACCGTACTCCTCCTGCGCCTCCCTGAGTGCCTGTAAAGCCTTCTGGTAGGCAGTGACATCGGCTCCCAGTTTCTTGAAGCTGGTCTTGCCCACATCCCCCGTCACCTCCATCATCTGGCGATAGGCTTCCACGAGTGCCTGCTGGCTATCTTGGTCGGCATTCCGGAACTCGTCGGTCTGCATATATTTCTTCACATCCTCCAATACGGGTTTTACCATGTCAGAGAACATGCCACCAAACTCACCGAACACCGTAGCCCAGTCGATAGAGGCCCGCAGTTCTTGCGCCTCCACCCCGGCAAGCCGACTGTCTCGCTCCACGCTCAAAGATAGCTTTTCACCCTCACTCTGCGCTTTACTGATTTTCTCGGCATACTCCTCGGCAATGGCGAGTTTCTGTTGCTGGAAGGTACCGTACTGCTTCAGGTGTTCACGCATGGCATCGAACTCCGCTTTGTAGGCTTCCGCAGTACTCCGGCGGCGTTTGGCCTCGTTGAGTTCAGTGGCAGTATCCAGAGCAGACTTTTGCTCTTCCGACAACTCCCCGCTTCCGCTGGCCTTCCTGTTGTCTCGCTTCCAGTCCGACTCTTGTTGGGCAATCTCGTTCTTGCGGGCCTCATATTCATGCTCTATCTGGCGGAGCTTCTTCTGAAGCCCGTCCTCCATAGCCTCGATGTCGGCCTCGTCGTTCGCCTCCTGCAGCTTCGTAAGCTCCTGCCCCAGCTTCTCGGACAGTTTCCGCTGCTGCTCGGCTTCTTTTTCCTGGCGCTCGCGCCGCTTCCGGGAGGCTTCTGTATCCTTGTCTTCCCCTGGCTTCACACGGTCATACTCTTTCTTGGCGGCATCGGCTGCATCTTTCAGTTCCTTTGCTTTCTTCTCAAAGTCCTCCTGCGTAAGGGCGTTGGTCGTGTTCTGAATGAAGTCGTTGTACGCCCTCAGGGCTTCCTCGTACTTCTTCTTGGCAGAGGCCGCCCAATCGGAACTCGAGTCCGTAGGCAGGTTACGCCGGTTCTGCTCGGAGGTCAGTTTATTGAGCTGGTACTGCAGTTCGTCCCTGCTGTATGTACCCCGAAGCAGTTCGTTGCCATAGGTAATTTTGCCATTCTCGACGCCCTGCATTTTCATCCGAGCAAGTAGGGTCTTACGCTGCCGAATCTGAGCTTCCAAATCTTCGTTGCTAATTCCAGTTAAATCAGCGAAATAGGCATCCACTTGGTCCTTTCGCACGGCTTCCTGCAACTCGGCCCGCTTGTTCCTCAGGTTCTTCAGCCGAACCTCCTCGTCGGAGGTGAGACCCCCGACCTTCCTCATCCTCGTACCGCTGCCGTTGGCATCCTCCCAACGCTCGGTTTTTTTCTTGGCCTCCAGATCAGCTATATCCTTCTCCACCTCAGCCAGTTCATTCGCCGGATTGGATATGGACTTCTTGCCCTCCAACTCGGCTATCTCTTCCTTGATCTGCTTGATGTTCTTCAGTTTCTCGTACTCTGTGTCGTACTTGGCGAAGATGTCCGGGTATTTCTGCTCCAATTGGTTCAGAGCCTCACGGCGGGCGTCCGTGGCCACAGCCTCATCCCCGGCAATGGAGCACAGCTCGTTCATCTTGCGCAGGTGTTCCTCCTCCGCCTCGATGGTCTTCTGCTTCTGCTTCTGATACTCTTCCTCGGCTTCTTGCAGACGTTCGGTCTCGGTCTTCATTGATATGAGCGCCACTGCCACCCCGGCAAGCAACGTGGCAACAAGCACGTATGGATTGGCAAGCATCGTGGCGTTGAGTAACTTCTGAGCCCGCTCCACGAGGACGAGCCAGTGATAATGCAGGGCTTCCGCTGCTGTGGCCCATCCCTTCATGGCAACCACGGCCATGATGGCAGTACGGTACACCCCGTAGGTACCCACAAGGCCGAGCAGAATGCGCCCAAAACGCTCGTAGTGCTCCACCATATACGATACGCCACTGAGCGTAGTGTTGATGATACCCTCGCTCTGCTGTCCAATTTCATTGAACATCATCGTAATGGCATCCTCAATGTTGCTGATCTGCCCGGTTATGGTCTTGCTCTGTTCCTCCATCAACCCGCCGAACTTGCCGCCCTCGTCGGTCAAGCTCTCAATGACGGCCTGCACCTCAGGAAAACCCACCTTGCCAGCTTCCACCAACTCCTTCACTCGGTTCTCGGCCACACCGAACTGCTTGGCGAGTTCGCTTATCATCGGGATACCCCGACCGGTAAACTGGTTCAGGTCCTGTGTAAAAAGCCGTCCCTGCGCCATCGTGGTGCCGTAAAGGTACACAAGGTCGCCCAAGGGAATGCTAAGACCCGCTGCAATGTCACCGAGACGCACGAGAGTCTCGTTCACCTTCTCTGCCTCAAGTCCATAGGCAAGGAGCTGCTTGGCTCCCTGAGCCACATCCTCCAGCCCGAACGGGGTCGTGGCAGCTGTGCGAGTCAGCTGCATGAGCAGGGCATCGGCCTTCTCCGCGCTGCCCAACATCGTACGGAACGCAACCTCCAGCTGCTGGAACTCACCACGCACCTTGGTGATGTTTCCCACGAGTTCCTTGATGGTGAACGCAGCGGCGAGCTTCTTCACAGTGCCCTCCAACGACAGGCCGCTGCGGTCGAGTTTGCGCATCTCGTCATTGGCCGAGGAAGTTTTCTTCTTCAGTTCGTCGGTCTTCTCTTCTGCCTTGTCAAGCCGCTGCGACAGCTTGTCCACCATCAGGAATTCTATTCTTACCGGTTCCATTCTTATAGCTTGCTTTGATAAAATCCTGCAATCTCCCGGGCTTCCTCCTCCGCACTCTTCTCTCGGCGGTCGGTTCCGGAACTCTTGTCTCTCACGTAACGGGGCGCATCGCTCAGCATCATGATCAGAGTCTGGTAGTTCACCCTGTTCAGAATGTAGTCCACGCTCCACCCCGTAGCGTCGGCTATCTGCCACACAAACCCGAAGGGGCTATGGGAGCCCTCGTAACGGCTCTTTAACTCCCCTCCTTCTTTCGGCTCACTCTCAGCATCATCGGATTCGTCCGCTCTGCTGATTTGATAATAGGTATAAAAGGGTCTGTGCCCATCAGGCTGACAAAACGACGCACCACACCCAATAGGTAACGCTGCTCCATGAAGTTGCGTACAAACCACGAAACCGCACCTACCAGCAAGTGACGGGGAACCCAGCCCCTACAGATTGTGTAGGCCACCATACGGCTCAACTTGTGTCCGTGGTCAGCGAGAAAACGCATCTCCTCCTCTTTGGTGAAGTTCCACATCTGCTCACTCGTTACTCCCATGGAAAGGTATGTCCGGGCAAAAAGAATCTGCCCGGACATATAAGGCCGCTTCATCGTCACGCGCAGCTCGACGGGAGTCTTTCTCCACGGTAGGCGAAACGCCTTCAGCGGGACGCTGACTCCGATATCCAGGAGGGCATCAGCCCCCTCCCGCTGAATCTGTCTGATGACGCTATCTTCCATAAGCTACCTCCACAATGTTTACTATTCGGAGGCTTCCGGAAGTTTGTACCCACCCGTCTTCCACGCCGTCGGGAGTTCGTCAGTGTTGAACACCCCATAGGGGGCGCCGCCGTCCTCCGGCATCGCCACCTCGAGCGAGCATTCGACCTTCGCGGTCTCCGTCAGTGTCAACTTTCCGCCGAGGTTCGACAGCAGTGTGGCGTTCGGCATCAGGATGCTCTGTCCGGACACGAGGTCGATTTCCCACGGGCCCGACATCAGGAGGGCAGCCGAAGGTGACGTCCAGCCAACGGGATTCTCCTTCTCCACATCCTCAGCCCTGTAGTGCAGGCTGCCACCGAGTAGCTTGTGCAGGTTCTCGTAATTCAACTGGATGATGTTGAACGTAGGGGCGATGCTGCCGTTCGACTGCGGGATGACCAGCACCGGGGTACCGGGCACCTGCTCCGCCTCAATACGTGCGGCCTCAGGCTTTTTACCACCCATATCCCACGACCCTTTTTCAATATAGCCCACGATGAAGTCCTTGTACTTCACGGCGCCAATTCCAAACATGAAATTTTCGTTCATCTTCTTCTCATTTTTAGGATTGTCAATACTATGCCGGACGCCAACCCGGCAATAAAGGCGATGACGGCTGTACGGAAGGGGTTCGTATGCCGAACCTTTTCCGTTTCAACGGCCGACTGCAATGCCTCCAGGCGGTCCCGGTATAGGGCGGTCTCCCGCTCGTAACGTTCGCACTGCCGCTGAAGGCTATCGCATGTGGCGTACACGATAATCGTGTCGCCCCGGTGTTTCACCACCGCACTGGCCTGCCCGCTCTTGGCGCGGTACTCGGCCGCCTCGGGGAGCTTACGGAGGCTGTCCGTCGGTATCTTCAGCACCGCCTCCGACATCGGCACTGTCACCGTCTTCAGCACCCTCACCTCGCGCGTGAGGCTGTCCGCGGATACCCGGATTTCTGCCGACGTCTGCGTGACGGTCGCCTTTCGGCAAGTCCCGCAGCTTTGAAAGCACAGGGCAATCAACACGAAACTTACAGCCATTGGCACTCTCCACAGCCTTGCGGAAGCGTGCCATCTCCCGCTTGGTCGAGCCGAACTCCTTCTTGGTCTCACGCAGTTCTTCCCTGGTTTCACTCAGTTCCTTTTTTAATGGTTCCACAATGTTCTCTATCAGTATCCGGGTGGCGTGCTCAGCGTTGTCAATCCGCACCGCCTCGGCTTCCGCCTTGGCCTTATCAGCATCAGCTTCCGCCTTCCGCACCGTGGCACGGAGCGTGACAATACCGACAAGAGCCGCCAGCAGACCGCCGCCCAGTACGAGGTTGAGTATCTCGCTGAACTCCATATCGCCCTCCCCTCCTATTGATGGATGCCTATCGACTTCAGCCACTCCTGCACGTCGAAACTCGGACAGGCTTTCGCCGCCAGTTCGTTGTGCCCCACGATTCTCACACCGGGGAAGCGACGGTGGAAGTCCTTCACATATCGCTCCATGGCCCTCTTCTGCCACGAGGTGCGGGTGTCCTCCGGAGTCTTGCCGTCCCTGGCAACACCGCCCACATATACCACATGGCGGCTCACCGAGTTGTAACCTTTGACACCGTTGGTCACCTCCCACGGGTCGACACATGCATCCTCATTGTTATTCACAAGCCGCTCCACCCCACCGTTCAGGTGGAAGAGGTCAGTATAGCCAACCTGCTTCCAACCTCGGCCCCCCTGGCTCACGGGGGAGGTGTGCCAGCGGCGGATCTCCGCTCCGGTGACCTCACGCCCGCAAGGGGTAGCGGTACAGTGGATAACAAGGTATCGCAACGTTCCCATCTCCTACGCTCCTTTCTGTGGCTGACTGATGGTCACCTTTACCGTCTTCGAACCATCACTGTCCAAGGTTAGGGTCAGCGTGCCACTCTTGGGGCTGCCCGTAGCGTTCTCTTCAGCGGTAATTTTTACACCCGAGGCGGTTTTCTCTACCTCAAAGCCTGCAGGGGCTTCACCCACAGTGTAGTCACCACTCGCCGTCACCGTTACTTCCTGGCTTCCACCCTCGGCGGGAATAGACACCGTTGTCGGGTCTGCGGAAATCTTGCCCTCGGTAGAGGTGCCGGCACTGTAGATGGCCCCTATGGCATCAGCCACCTTTGGCATGCAGATGAAGTAGTGGCGGAAATTCACCTTGTTGCGCTGGTACTCGGGGTCGGTTTCCGCCGCACTCCAATACATCTTCGTCGAACCGGTAGCTTTGAACACTCTCGGGGTGTAGAAGGCGAACGAGGCCTGATAGCCCGTGGTGGACTTCAGTGCACACTTCACGCCCGCCGTGCTGTAGTACGGGTTGTTGGCGAACTCGTACACCGCAAAGCCATACATATTAGCAATCTTGCCCGTAGTGTAGTTGTAGTACTGGTCGGCGAACTTCTGGTCAACCATCAGAAGGTCATTCACATGGTCGCTGCAGAGCACCAGGCGACGTCCCTGCGTCGGGACGCGCAGCTTGTCGAACTTCTCCTTCAGGGAGATGATGTCTTGCCTCGTAATACGCTTTCGGCCTGTGCCGTCATCATCTCCCGTGGTGGCAATGACCGGGGTCTTCGCCGTGTTCTTCTGCGGGGCAAGGGCATGCGCCGCCTTCTGAAACTTGGAATCGTTAATGGAGTTAGCATGACTCTCCTTCACGCGGCTCATCTTGTCATAGCTGATGGCATACAGTTCGTCGTCGGTAATCGGCGTGACCTTCGTTTGGAACTTGTCCAGGCTGATGGCGATGTCCTTGTCGTCCAGAGCCTGCAACGGGATAGGATAGGTGGTGTTGTTCACCAACACGTCGGGGTCTACGCCCACTTCAACCAGGTGGATGACATCGTTGTTTACGATACTCGACTGGTCGGGAATGCCGTCCAGCCAAGATGACTCCAGCCCGGCGCGCAAGGCTTTCACCATCTCTCCCGTCCAGATTTCCTTCAGCACACCGGCACGCAGGGCTCCCTGCGGGAACGCCACTCCGACAAGGGAGGCAATGGCGTTCGCCCCGACAGCTCCTACCACCGGAGACACACCCACTGCCGTACCGAACACGGCTCCCGTCAAGGCATTGAACAGGATAGCCGCAAACATGGTTAAAATCGTTTTCATTTTCATTGTCTTTTTGTTTTGGGTTTCACATTCTTCTACATGTAATCGGCACAATCGATGCCGTACTCCGCCTTGTACAGACGCTTGTACTCGTCCGGTTGCTTCTCGCGGATTTCCATCAGTCGATCAGAGGGCACCTCGCTCAGCTTGGAGTAGGTTGCCTGCCCGCCAAATGTTCCGCCCTGCGGCACAATGGTACGGCTCAACTTCACCTGCGGCGACATGGCGGCGAAGATATTCTGCAGCTCTTCCAAGCCCACCTTCTTGCCCAGTTCGATGAACTGCTCCTTCTTGTCTGCACCGATGCGCTTCTCCCCGATAGCGGTGTCCACCGCAGCGGTGATGCCCGCGAGCGTCAGGGTATCCTTGTCCTTCCTCAGTGTCTCGTTCTCCGCCTTAGAGGTCTTCAACTGTTCGATGGCAGCCTCGATGGCTGACTCATCCGCCGTTTCCGGCAGGCCTAACTGCAAGGCCAGCTTTTTCTGTTCCATTTCCTTCTGTTGATTTGGTTTGTTGATATTCAGTACAGGCAACGGACACTCCCCGTCCTTGCCCAGCGTGATACGCTTCCCGTCCTTCTGCAGCACGATGGCATCGTCGTTCGCCCCGATGTCCACCAGGCTAACCTCGAAGAGCTTGCTTTTCGTGATGGTCGGGCTGGTCTGTCCCTGGACCAGAACTTCCTTCTCCTCACTCATCTCCAGGATGTCGATGCCGATGCTCACCATCCTCAGACTACCGAACTCGTACTGCTTCTTGCAGCGTTTCGAGAGTTCGGACGCCTCGTCGAACATCAGCTCGCCCGTCACCTCATCGTTCTCCACCTTCAGGTCCTTCACGTAACCTATGACATTGCCGCGCTCGTGCTGGTAGAGCAGTACCGGATTACGGCAGTACTGCCCCACGTCCATGCCCGAGGTCAGCACGCGCGTGCCGTAGCTGTTCAGGCTGTCGTTTGAAATTCGTACTCTCTTGCTCATCGCTTTTTGTTGTTTATCCATTCCGCCGGGTAGTTTTCGCCCGACTGCGATGCAATATTAGCCCATCGTCCGCACCTCACGAAAAAAGTGTGCAACGGTTGCACACTTCTATGAAACCGTTACACACTTTTTTTGCCCACACACGTTTCTGACGCAAATTTGCCCGAGTAATTATTCATTCATGCGTATGACGAAAGCAGATACAGAGAAGAAAAAGTCGCTGGCCAGGTCACTGTACCTCGCCGGCATGGAGCAGACGGAGATCGCCGAGAAGGTGGATGTCTCCCGCGTCACCATATCCAAGTGGTGCAACGCCGATGGGTGGAAGGAGGCCAGGGCGGCAAAGAGCGTAACACGCCCCGAGTTAGTAAACAAACTCCTGCTCACCATCGACACGCTCATCACCCAGGTGAACGCCTCCAACGACGCAACGCTCATCGCCGGGCTCGGCGATAAACTGGCAAAGCTCTCGGCGGTCATCGAGAAGCTCGACAAGAAGGCGAACGTGGTGGATGCCATTGAAGTGTTCATGGCGTTCTCCAAGTGGATAGAGTTCCGCTCAGCCGTCGATCCTGAGGTCACTCCCGAACTCATCAAGGCAATCAACAAGTATCAGGACCTGTACATCACCGAGCAGATGGGCATAAAGTAGGAGGTTCTCATGGCGACACAAGCGGAACAGAAACTGGCTTACGAACAGTGGAAGGAGCACTGCAAGAGGGTGCAGTCCATCACCGACACCGCCCTCATGGCCGCCGAAACCCCGGCAGCACGCGACAAGCGACGCAGGCGCCTGCTCGACAACTACGCAGCGTTCTGCGAGTACTACTTTCCCCACTACCTCACCCTGCGCGACAAGGTGACGGGGGAGGTCATACGCACCATACACAACGCCCCCTTTCACAACGAGGCGGCACGCAAGGTACGCTCCACGCCCAACCTCAAGGCGGTATTCCAATGGCCGCGCGGACACGCCAAGTCCACGCACTTCGATATCTTCATGCCACTGTGGCTAATGTTCCAGCCCAAAAGGCTCATCAACTTCATGGTCATCGTCGGAAAGTCAGAGGACTCCGCCATACGCCTGCTCGGGGACATACAGGCGGAGCTGGAGCACAACCAGCGCATTATCGCCGACTTCGGACGGCAGCGCGGGAGCGCATCGTGGCAGGACGGAGAGTTCAAGGCAGCTAACGGCGTGAAGTTCCTCGCCTGCGGGCGAGGACAATCGCCCCGAGGTCTGCGCGACCGCGAGAGCCGTCCGGACTACATCGTCATCGACGACCTCGACGACGATGAGCTCTGCCGCAACGAGAAGCGCGTGCATGACCTCACAGACTGGGTGAAAGAGGCCCTCTTCGGCTCACTCGACGTGGGGCGCGGACGATTCATTATGGTCGGCAACCTCATTTCAAAGAACTCCGTACTCTTCAACATTACAAAGACCCCGGGCGTGTTCGTATCCGTCATCAAGGCGGTGGACCGCAACGGCGAGCCGGTATGGCGTGGGAAGTGGACAAAAGAGGAGGCGCGAGAATACCGCGACTTCGTTGGATACCGCGCCTGGGAGAAGGAGATGATGCACAACCCCATTGTGGACGGCACCATCTTTCGGTCCGAGTGGATTCGCTTCAAGAAGATGCCCAAACTCTCGAAGTACGAGATGCTGGTGTGCTACACAGACCCATCGTTCAAGTCCACGACATCCAATGACTACAAGGCTTCACGCCTATGGGGAAAGATAGGAAACGAGCTCCACCTTATAGACTGCTATGTCCGTCAAGACACGGTGTCGGGCATGGTGCGCTGGCTCTACAACCTCTACGAGTCGCTACCCGAAGGGGTGGCGGTGCGATTCTTCATGGAGGCGAACTTCATGCAGGACATCATTCTCGACGAGTTCACCACCGAGGGGAACATTCGGGGATACCAGCTGCCGCTACTCCCAGACAAGCGTAAGAAGCCGGAGAAGATACAGCGCATCGAGGCGATATCTCCCCTCTGGGAACGGGGTTTCGTGTTCTATAATGAGGCACTCAAGGACTCTCCTGACATGCAGGTGGGCATCGAGCAGACACTGGCGCTCGAACGCGGAAGCCGTGTGCATGACGATGCACCGGACGCAGACGAGGGCGCCATCTGGTACCTCCAGCGCAACACACGACAGGAAAATTTCAAACCGATGTTCGGTGCACGGCCGACATCAAAAAACATATGGTAGCATGATACAACTCATCAGAAGGCTCATATTCGCCTGGAAATACAGACACGCCGTCCGAAAGGCAGTAAAACTCGCCGGACTCACCGGCATGCGCTATTTCGTGATTTACCTGAACGGCTCGCTTAAGGTCGTACCTAAAAAGACCATCAAGGAGCTTGTTGCAAGGCATCGCTTCCGCAAGGGGGTGACAGTGGACGACATCGAGCGGCGGGCGCTCTTCATAACCAAGTAGGAAGGAGGAAATATGTTCGTAACAGAGGAGGATTATAGGGTCGTAATCGGCGATACCGCGCTGAAGGTCATATCGCAGGTCAGCACGGAGAACAGGGCGAACGCAGAAGCGGAAGCCCAGGAGGAGATTGCGGGGTACCTGCGCCCCAAGTACGACACCGGGGCGGTGTTCGAGGCCGAGGGGGAAGAACGAAACCGGCTCATTGTGATGTATACCTGCGACATCGCGCTCTATCACATGAGCGCAGCCATGCCGCAGAAGATGGGGAGCGAGATACGAAAGGAACGCTACGACCGCGCCATTAAGTGGCTCGAGGGGGTGCAGGCTGGAAAAATCATTCCCGACTTGCCCCCCGCACTCGACGAGGAGGGCAATGCCACGGGAGAATCCATACTCTACGGCTCGCAACCGAAACTTAGACATAACTGGTAACATGGCAAGGAAAAGATACACTCAGAAAACCGACGACGGGCTGCTGCACACGCCGTTCGGGGATTTCCGGCTCGCCAAGGGCGACCGCAAAAGGGTGCAGAAGATGGTCATTGACCTCCAGCGAGCCACCGACGCGCTTACACGCCAGGACATGCAGGACTGGCGAACGGCATGGCAGATGGCCATCAGCGTGAACAGTCCCAACCGCCAAAGGCTCTACGACATCTACCGCGACGCACTGGTGGACCTCCACCTCTCGGGTTGCATCGAGCAACGCAAAGGCTTCGTCATGAGCCGCTCGTTCAAGCTGGTAAACGCCGCGGGGGACGAAGACAGGGATGCCCTGCACTACTTCGACCAGGCATGGTTCAAGCAGCTGCTCAAGTACGCCCTCGACTCCATCTATTGGGGGCACTCGCTCATCGAACTGGGAGACCTCACCACAGATGGAGACGGATGCGTCTGCTACGCAGGAGTGACACTCCTGCCGCGCAAGCATGTTATCCCGGAATACGGCAGGGTGGTGACAGACCTCGGGCAGGACTGGACAACGGGCATCGACTACCGCCAGCAGCCATTCTCCGACTGGCTCATCGAAGCGGGCCAGCCCGACGACCTCGGACTCCTGCTCAAAGCGGCCACACAGACCATACCCAAGAAGAACACCCTCGCGTTCTGGGACACATTCAGCGAGATATTCGGAATGCCCATGCGCATAGCCCGAACTACCTCCCGTGATCCGAAGGAGCAGGCGAAGCTCATGGATATGCTCAACAAGGCGGGGACTTCACTCTCCATGGTTGCCGGCATGGAGACGGAGATTGAGTTCGTGGAGAGCGGCAAGAGCGATTCATACAATGTCTATGACAAGCGCATCGACCGGGCGAACTCCGAACTCTCGAAACTGGTCATAGGGCAGACCATGACCATCGAGGACGGCTCCAGCCTCTCCCAGTCGCAGACGCATCTCGAAGTATTCGAGAACCTCGTGGAGAGCGACCGGGACATGCTCCGTGACATCGTGAACAACCAGCTGCTCCCACGCATGATCCGGCACGGGTTCCCCGTCAGGGGACTACGCTTCGAGTGGGATGACGCGGTGGACTACACGCCCGAGCAGCAGGTGGCCTACGAGACGATGGTGGCAGACCGCTACGAGGTGGCCCCGGAATACTTCGCTGAAAAGTACTCCATGCCGGTGGGGGAACGCCGACAGCCTACGGCAGTCATGCCGCAGTCCGAAGACAAACAGGACGAGGAGGAGGACGAGAACCAACAGGAAAAGGGCAAAAAGAAAACCCGGAACGCACGCCCTTTTTTCGACTGAGCCCCACTGACTATGTGGGGCTGCATAAGAGGTACACCGCGCTCATCAAAGGCCATGAGGCCGCATTCTCCAAAGGCATGGATAAGGAGGTGCAGGAGAAGATTACCCGCATGTTCGACGACATGATGAAAGCACTCTACCGCCAGGAGGGGGCAAGCTTGAACATATCCATACTCGAGAGCCCGGAAACGCAGGGATTCATCAACACGCACGCCGCCGTTCTGGACGCCTCTTTCGAGAAGGTGGAGATGTCCGCTCGCATGCGCGACCGCCTCCGGCAATCCGACTACGTGTTCTCTGGCATAAAAGCGTTCCACGAGCTCAACGAGGCGTTCCCGTCCATGCTCGATGAGAACGGTGATAGAAAGCCCTTCGAACGCTTTTTGAACGATGTGCGGAGCATCGACAGCACCTACAACAGGAACTATCTCCGGGCCGAGTACAACTTTGTGGCAGCATCCGGCGAAATGGCGGGAAAATGGGAGAAGTTCATGGAGGACGGAGACCGCTACCATCTGCAGTATCGCACTGTGAACGACGGCAAGGTACGACCGGAACATGCCGCGATACACGGCGTAACACTCCCGCCCTCCGATCCGTTCTGGGACATCTACTATCCGCCAAACGGCTGGAACTGCCGCTGCACGGTCATTCAGGTGCGCAAGTCAAAGTACCCCGCAACGAATCACGACGAGGCGATGGCACTTGGCGAAGAGGCACTTGCCCACGACACCAAGGGGATGTTCCGGTTCAACCCGGGAAAGGAACGCAAGAGTATACCCGACTACAACCCATATACCATCAGCCGCTGCCGCGACTGTGACATCGCAAAAGGAAAGATCAAGCTGGCGAAGGCTTTCATTCCGGATAACCAGGTATGCGAGGCGTGCGAACTGCTCCACAGATGTGCCGGGGACAAGTCAAAATCACAAAGGGCTATCGAGAGAACCCACTACCTGCATGCGATGGAACCGCTCCTGAAGAAATCGGAAATGCTCAAAACGGACGGGAAAGACATCAAGGTGGGATTTACCACATACGGGAACAAACACCTTTTCAGCGACACTTTCGGACGCTCGTCCGTACTCACAAAGGATGACTTGGCTTCGCTCGACGAAGTGCTGAAAGACGCTCAATTCATCGAATCGTCATCGCTGACACATCCAAGAGTTGATGGCATCGAAAGTTTCTTCTACTTCAAGGCAAAAATACGGGGACAATGGGTAAGGCTGAATGTGGCAAAACAGGTATGGAAACGAAACAAGGGATTTATACAAGTGACCTATTTCCTCTATTCGATAAACGACATATAAACAAAAAAGCACATCGGGCGACGCTTAGGACTCAATTGCCAGGTTGTCATTCCCTCAGTGCTTCGGTGCAAAGATACAAAACATTTTCAAAACTCATTCATCATGAACAAGATTCTTTCATTTCTTAAAGAGAGCAACCGCTACAAGCACCTCATAGGCGGTCTGCTCGTGGGACTTGCGGCCCTGAACCCGTGGTGCGCACTCTATTCGTCCGTCGTGGCGGCTTCCTGCCTTGAGCTCAAGGACAAGCTCAAAGGGGGCTACTGGGACTGGATAGACTGGATTATGACGGCCGTCGGAGGCGGTATCGCTGCGGTTGTCTGGCTGTTTTTGTAACGGCGGTCTTTGCAAGTCATGTTTATTGAGTAACTTTGCCAGCAAGGTAGAGTTCCCCCATAAGCCGTGTGGTTTATCGTGGCCACAACAACGCGAACCCGAATGGCGGTGTGTCGTACGCGAATGCGAATAACGATGCCTCGAATGCGAACACGAATGTCGGGTCGCGGCTTGCAGACAACCGAAGATATCTTCAATCGGCCTACGACACCAGGCACGTGTGCCCACCGTCGAGCCGAGGGGAATGAGCCGCAGCAACAGCAGCCATTAGGATGGAAAGCTGAAAAAGTACTCGTTGGGCAGGGTTTGGTAGGTCGCTTCGGCGATTCGAAGAAGTCGGGCTCAGGGATTGAAGGCCGCAAGGCCAGAACAGTAAAACATTTATTCATGCGCAGGGAGGGTCATATCATCGAGGAAATCGTGGACCCCGCCAACATGGCGGAGTCTTTCAAACAGGTACTCCGTGGCAAGAAGCGAAAACGCTCTCGCCAAGGACGAACCCTTCTTGCCCATCAGGAGGAGGTCATCACCGAACTCGCCACACGGATTGCCAACGGCTCGTTCAAAGTGAGCGGCTACAGGGAGCGGACAATCATGGAGGGGGGAAAGATGCGACGCATCCAAGTGCTCACCATGAAGGACCGCATCGCTGTCCATGCTATCATGGCAGTCGTGGACAGACATCTGAAAAAACGGTTCATACGTACCACCTCCGCAAGCATCAAGGACCGGGGAATGCACGACTTGCTCGCGTATATCCGCCGGGACATCAAGGAAGACCCCGAAGGGACACAGTACTGCTACAAGTTCGACATTTCGAAGTTCTACGAGAGCATCGACCAGGACTTCCTCATGTACTGCGTCCGGAGGGTGTTCAAGGACAGGAAACTCATTGGCCTGCTCGACGGGTTCGTGCGCATGATGCCGCAGGGCATCAGCATCGGACTGCGCTCGTCGCAGGGGTTGGGGAACCTGCTTTTGTCTGTGTATTTAGACCATTATCTGAAGGACAGGTACGGCGTCCGCCATTTCTACCGCTATTGCGATGACGGGGTCGTGCTCGGTAAAGCGAAATCGGAATTGTGGAAGATTCGTGATGCCGTCCACGGGCAAATGGAACAAATCGGACTCACGGTGAAAGCCAACGAGCGCGTGTTCCCCGTGGACGAGGGTATTGACTTCCTGGGATATGTCATCTATCCCGACCATGTACGCCTGCGCAAGCGCATCAAGCGGAAGTTTGCCCGAAAAATGCACGAGGTAAAATCGAGAAAAAGACGGCGTGTGTTGATAGCAAGTTTCTACGGTATGGCAAAACACGCCGATTGTATAATGTTGTTCAATAAATTAACAGGCAAAGAAATGAAATCATTTAAGGATTTGAATGTCGCTTACAAGCCGGAAGACGGCAAGAAGCGGTTTGCGGGTGCGGTGGTAAGCATCCGCGAGTTGGTAAACCTGCCCATCGTGGTCAAGGACTTCGAAAGTGGGGTCAAGACCAGTCAGGGCGAAGACAGGTGCGTGGTCGCCATCGAAATCAACGGCGAACCGAAGAAGTTCTTTACCAACTCGGAGGAGATGAAGAATATCCTCCAGCAGGTGAGTGAAATGCCCGACGGCTTCCCATTCGAGACCACCATCAAGTCGGAAACCTTCGGGAAAGGTAGAACGAAGTACATTTTCACATGAGAAGAGCAGAAGGAAACGCCGGGGTCAAATTGATGGAATGCGTAAGCCCGGCAAGAAACAAATGGCGCATCCGCTGGGATGTGCAACTGAGGGACGATGGCTCAGCTTCCTACATGGAAGAAGAGTTCACACATAAGCCCTCCGAGGAAGAAGTCCGGCAGACCATAGTCAGTTGGTTCAACGCCCGCACCGAGGAGAATATCCTATCCGGATTCGAATGGAATGGTATGAGGGTATGGTTGTCAGCCGAGAACCAATTTAACTACAAGGCGGCCTACGACTTGGCCTTACAAACTGGCGGAGAAACGCTGCCTATCACGTTCAAGTTCGGAACGGACGATGTGCCCTGCTATCACACCTTCCTTACCATCGAAGAACTGGCAGACTTCTACACCAAAGCTATACGGCACATCCAATTTGCGCTGACTGCTGGATGGAACGATAAGGACGCTTTCAATCTGGAGTCATACCGCATTTAGAGCAAAACCCTTCGGGGGAGGGAATAAAAAAAGCCCCCGGCCTGTTAATCAGTCGTCTCACTTACTCATTAACTAAAACACCTGTACGGCGCACGACCGGGGGCAAATACCCTCGTCCGCGCCGTACAGGTGTTTTTTAGTTGCGCTCAGCGCAAGAATAAGTGAGACAATGCAAAGATAATAATTTTTCAGGATATGAAAGTAATTGAGCTATTGAAGTTGAACAGGGAATTATTAAAAACCTTCCGGGAAGCCGGAATCAGGCTGGAGGACGTGAAGTATATTGACCTCTACAACGAGTTCCGCACCATGCACGCGCAGAACATCAAGGTGTCCTATATCGTGGCGACGCTCGCCGAGAAGTACAACATTAGCGAGCGTAAGGTCTATGACCTCGTGAGGCGCTTCAAGTCCGACTGCAATCTTCTTGCAGTATAAACCGTCCCCTGCAGGCCGCCCTTCTACCCTACCCGTGCTACCTTTGCCCCCGGGAACAAAAAAGCACGGCCATGAACAAATATCACCAGATACTGCAGAAGGTCCTGTCCGAGGGCAAGGACCAGACGAATCGCAAGGGCGAGATACGCTACCTGCTTAACGAACAGTTGCACCTCACACCCGCCGACCTACTCGACATCTTCGAAGGGCACGGCATTGCTCGCAAGAAGCTGCGCTCCGAGTTGCGCCTGTTCATGCAGGGTGAGCGCAACATCGAGAAGTACCGAGAAGCGGGCATCAACTGGTGGGACTACTGCGGTTCCATACTCGTGAACTCCTACCCCACCTATTTCGAGAAACTCCCGCCGCTCATCGAGCGCATAAACCGCGAGAAGCGCAACAGCAAGAACTATGTCCTCTTCCTCGGCTCCACCAACGCCGAGAGCAACCAGGCACCCTGCCTCAGCTTGGTGCAGTTCCAGATAGACGGCGGCAGGCTGGTCCTATCGGCATACCAGCGAAGCTCAGATGCCAACCTCGGACTGCCCGCCGACATATACCACCTCTACCTGATGGCGAGGCAAATCGAGGTACCGCTGGAGTCCATCACCCTGAACCTCGGCAATGTGCATATCTACAAGAACAATATAGAGAAGACCCGCTCGCTGCTTGAGGGCAACGAGGAGGTGAAATTTGAGCTGAACGTATGAAAAAACACTATCTTTCAGCCCCGCTTCCTTTCGTGGGGCAAAAACGCATGTTCGCACGAGAGTTTATAAAGGTACTGGAACAATACCCCAACGACACCGTGTTCGTGGACCTGTTCGGCGGCTCCGGCCTGCTGTCGCATATCGCCAAGTGCCAAAAGCCGGGGGCGACCGTGGTATATAACGACTTCGACAACTACCGACTCCGGCTGGAGAGCATTCCCCGGACAAACGCCCTACTTTCCGACCTGCGGGACATCGCAGAAGGAATCCCCAAACACGGCTGCATTCGTGGAAAAAGGCGAGAGGAGATATTCGCTCGCCTGGAGAAGGAAGAACGCGAACACGGCTACATCGACTTCATTACCGTCTCCTCCGCTCTGATGTTCTCTATGAAGTACAAATTGAGTATCCCCGAAATGCGCAAGGAGTCGCTCTACAACAATATCCGAAAATCGGACTACCCCGAAGCCCCCGACTACCTCGAGGGCATCACCGTGGTGTCCTGCGACTACAAGGAACTCTTCGAGCAGTACAAGGACACGCCGGGAGTAGTGTTCCTCATCGACCCACCCTACCTGAGCACGGATGTCGGCACGTACAACATGTATTGGAAGCTGGCGAACTACCTCGATGTGCTCACCATTCTCCCCGGACACCGTTTCGTCTATTTTACCTCCAACAAGTCAGCCATCGTCGAGCTCTGCGACTGGCTCGGACGTAACCCCACTCTGGGGAACCCGTTCATCGGTTGCCGCAAGGTAGAGTTCAACGCCACCATGAACTACAACGCCCACTACACGGATATGATGCTATACACCGCCGCATAATGGGCTTAAAACGCCCGTCTAAGGGTATTAAAAAAGCGTTCCAAGCAATCAGCCGGGAACGCTTTTTCATTTGAGCACAGGGGCTATTTCAGCCGTTTCTGCGCCACACACTGATACACCTCGATGTTCTCCACGATGTCCTCGTGGTTGTGGTTCGTCTGGCTCTCCACAAGGTCGAACATCATGTAGTGTTCGCCCTTCAGGCACGTCAGTGCGCCGTGTATCAGCTCCGGCAGGTCGAAGACCTCCAGTGCCTCCTCCTGCAGGTCGCTGTCAGCCGATGCCGAACCGTTCCAGTCCGTCACCACATGCAGGTTCACTAATGGCTCCGCCCTATACTCCATACCGTTCACAAGGGCGTTCCACCGTATCGGGCAGAACTCCACGAACACCGCCGGGCGTGCCCAGCTCTCCTCCTGCTCGATGAAATCGACATTGCGGTTCCACAGGTCGATATGGCGGATCACACGCTCCGCACCCTTCGGCACTTCTCCGCCCTTCTCTATCCCGCACACCGAGCCATCGGCAAGCCTGTACAGACCGCCCAGCTTGTCGCATATCGCCTTGTATAGTTCCTTTCTCATTTCCTTTCGATTTTATAGTCCGTCTTGAAATATTCCGTTACGTTCTCCTCGATGATCTCGCGCACCGCCTGCTCCACCTCGGGCGACACCCCGAGGAATCGCCGCCTCGGTATCTTGATGGTTGTCCCGGCTTTCTTCAACGCCATGAACTTCCAGAACTCCGCCTCGGTGGCGAGATGCACCGTGCGCCTGTCGTTCCGCCGCTCGCCGTTCTTCTTCCGCCCAAACGCACCCGTGGTCTCGTAGTATTTCGCCCAGAAGAACCGCTTCATCTTCGGCGTGACCTTAATCTCGCCCCCGTCGTTGTGGATGGCGGCATACGGCAGGTCGGTATAGAAGATGATACTATTCTCCGTCGTCCGGCTGGATACGCTCCGCCGGAGGTCTCCGGTGTCCACGAGTATCGTGCCACCTGGGCGGGTAGGGCTCTTGCGCCTCTGCCACGCCTCGCTGAAAAACGCCTGCCGCTCGAAGTTGCGGTCGAACTCCTCAGTCATCTCCACCCGGATATCCTTCAGGATGTTTCGTATAATCAGCTGGGTGTCCCTGTTCATTATCGTCATAGTTGAAATCCAGATACATCTGCACGGCCCTCAGCGTCTCGTTGTGGGGCTGGCAGGAGGCATTGAGCAGGTTGTAGAAGGTACGCTCGGACACGCCATAAACAGGATACACGTACCTGCGCCAGATTTCCCGGTTGGGAACACCTTTCTTCGCATATTCGTCGTATATCCTGTTTATGTCAGCCACTCGCTTCAGATAACTCACTCCGTGCCTCTTGGTCATAATTGCCTATTGGTTGTCCTTGGGTTTGTACGGCCGGATGTCAAGCACCATCTTCGCGCTTACCGTCACCCTGCCGCTTCCGCCGCACTGCGCGCATACCTCCTCGACGGTCTCGGTTTTCTTCCTTTCGAATATCCGGGAGGGGTATTCCACTGTCCTATGGACTTTGCCTGTGCCGTGACATGCACGGCACAGGGCCACTTTCGGGGTTTTCTCTACTTCCTGTATCATGTCGTTCTGTCTTTAAGATTCTGTCATACCGAGAGGGATAGGCTTCCACATCCCGTTCTCGTTCTTTATCTCAGCCCTGATGAACTGCTTGCTCACCTCCGGCTGGTAGCTCTCCTCGATGATACGCACGCCCTCCATGAAGCGGTCGTCACCGGTTTCCATCGCCACTTTACGCAACTGCACGATACGGCTCGCCTTGAGCGTGCCCTTGGCATCACGCGCCAGTAGGCGGAGCACCATGCTCACCAGCGAGCGTGTCTTATCGTCCTTAGCGAGGCTTTCGATATACTCCTTCACGATGGCGATGCCATCCTCCACCGTGTCGCGGTAGCCGTCTGTCACATACACGCCTAAAGTGATGCGCTTGTTGCCCTTGCTGTTGGTGAAGGTATGGCTGCGCTGGTCCTCCTTCAGCTTGGTCTTGAAAAGGTCGCCCTTCATCTCCAGGATGGTCTTGAAGTTGTCCATTACCCGCTGCTTGCTCTCCTTGATGCGTCCGCTGATCTCCTCCAATACGGGGATGGAGCGCTCGATCTCGTCATCGACGAGCTGCCTGTACTGTTCACGGTCGGCACGGGCTTTCTCCTCGGCTGCCTTTTTGGCTTTCGCCGCCTGGAAGGCTTCGAACTCCGCCTTCTCCTCCGCCGTCATGACGACGGTCGTCTGTCTGTTTTCGTCCATTTTCTTTTCGTTTTATGGGTTAATACTCATTCTCGTAGTCCTGCATCTCGAGGTCGTCGTCGAGGCTCATCGCCTCGCTTTGGGCGTAAGCCCAGTCGGCAAGCTGTCCGAAGAAATCGGCGGCCTCGTCCCGCCCCATCTTCAGGGAATCCTCCCTTGCCTGTTTCTTCAGCGCATCCAGCGCATGTTCCGTTTTCTTGTCCATATCGTTCAGCATTTAGGGGCATCCGGATCTATGGGGATATAGAACATGATGCCCGGTTGTCTTGGTTGTATGTTCTCTTTCTTCTGGGGCTTCAGTCCGCCGTTGCGCTGCATAGCGCGCAGTTTCACCGACAGGGCTTTCAGCTCCTCGTTCTTCAGCCGGGCGAAGGGCTTGCCGGCTATCCTCCGGTCCTGGCAGAAGCCGTTGATGCGCGTCCAGTCGGTGGTGTCGATTCCCAGCTGCTGCATCAGCCGCAGGCACCGGCTACGGAGCCTCTTCTGCTCGTCCATGCGCCCGGTCAGGCGTTCCAGCGCCTCGCAGCAGGCATCGTACTCCTTCCTCGTCATCTCTCGCAGGCTCCCGGTGCGGTTGCCGGTCCACTGCATCACGATCTCCTGCTTCGTTGTCTCCTTGTCCCCCGTACAGGGGAGGCGATTGAACGAGGCGTAGAACCGTGCGAAATTCATCACTTCCTGTGTCATGGCTACCACTCCTTTTGGTTCTGGAACATCACCTCTATCCCGCAGCTGCTCGCCACGTCGAGCTCCAACTTCGCACCCTTGCTCAGCTCCCAGCCGACCAGCATATAGATGCCATCGCACTGCAGCAGTTTGGCGATATCCGCACGCATGTGCTCCATCCAGTGGGCGTCCTCCGGCAGGCCATTTTTGAACGGGTTCACCGGGTCGTATCCCTTCATGCTCAGGTACCGCTCGGCAAGGTCGAACGCTTTTCTTCGCTCCTCAATGTCGTGGTGCGCTATCGCGCCGCTGATGTAGATTCTCTTCTTCATATCTCGCTTGTTTCCGGTTTGACTTCTTGTTTGTTCTTCTCGTTATAGACCTCCACCGCCTTCTCCTCCCAGATGGTGTAATACTCGCTCACCTGCCCGGCATACCGTCCCTGGCAGTAGGCTCGGAAGCCCTGGGTGCGAACCTTGACTCCGGATATGTACTTCAGGCGGATAGCAGCCTTACCTATAGGCTTCCCCTTGTCTTCCTGACTGATGAAAACGAAGGTCTTACGCGGGAATTCGTCGATGAGCGCCTTGGTCTTGAGATATTCCCAGCCACCCTCGTCGTGCGCCACCTGGTAGCTGTCCACGATGACAAACTTCGCACTCTTTGGCTTGTGCAGCCGCTCGCGCAACGCCTCATAGTCGCCGTCGGTGATGATGCGGAACGAGCCCTGTACCTCGCTCATCTTAAACTGCGCCAGACGACGCTGCATTGACAGACCGACGCCCTCCTCCAGACTGACATACAGCACCGGACCCATGCCGCAGAGCATCTTGGCAAACTGCATTACAAACGAGCTCTTGCCACTCGCGCTCGGGCCGGTGATGAACCAGGTGTCCCCCAGTTCCGGCTCGCCGAACACGTCCCGCCACCTGCCCTCCAGCGGCAACACCTTGTGGCGCATCCCTGCTATGTCTTTCGGACTGTATGCTCGCTTTGCCATCTCCTATTCCTCCTTTTTAAGTTCGGCAATAAGCAGGTCTGCAAATTCCACCGATGCCTTTACAATGTCCCCAATCTCGACAGTTCCTCCACGGAGAAGGATGTTTCTCGACTCCTGGTATGCGACCGGCATCATCTCTTTGGCTATCTCATACCGCCGTTGTTCCCAGTCCACCTCGTTCGCCTTTTTCATCTCACGGTGAATGCCGATAACCGCATCCATCGCCTGCATATATTTCTTGGTCATCATACCGTCGCTCTTTTTAGTTTTTCAATCTCGGTATAAACTCGTCTCAAGCCCCCGCCAGTCTTGCGTACCAGGCTGGCGATATCGGTACCCGTTGGGGCATTCACCCGAGCGACTGCACCGGCCTGGTCCTTCAGGAACTTCTCTCGTTCCCGCCCGTCGTCGGGGGTGACCTTGCTGTAACGGTCGCCATAGCGACTCAGCATCTCAGTATAGCCCACCTTCTTGTGCTCGATGGAGCGCTCTATCTTCTCCTTCAGTCCATCGGCACCCATCATATACCACGCGCAGCACCGCTCGGTGGCGTTCCACAGGGCTTTCAGTTCAAGAAATGCCTCATACTGCAGGTCGCCTGCCTCGTCCAATATGATGAGGGGCGTGTCGATGCTCCGCAAGTAGTACACCAGGTCGTCATAGACATCCGAGTAGCGGCCGTTGCCGCTCACACCGAACTCAGTGGCAATTTTGCGCACCAGCTTCAGCTTGGTCTTCACTTGCGAGCAGTCCACGTAGATGGCGTTACGGTGCCCTTTCACATAATACCTGGCGGTGAAGGTCTTGCCGATGTTCGGGATGTCACACAGGATAGCACTCAGCCCGCTCTGCTGGCAGAACTCCAGCTGTTTGGTGATGAAGTCGAAGGTGGCGGTACGTGCCGGTTTCCATTCGATGTCTCCGCGCAGGTTCACACCCAGTCTCCGGGCGATGGTAATCCAGTTGGCCTCGCTCAGTGCCTTGTCGGTCTGCCCGTTCTTGATGGCGCTATACACCGAAGTGGCGATACCCAACGATGCGGCATGTTTGGCATCACTCGGGTAGTTCTCACGGTTCGCCGTAATGGCGGCGATGATCCGCTGTTTGTTCTCTGTGGTTATCATATCTCACTTTTACTTTAATGTCGTTCTAATATCGTTCTAAAGGGATTCCAAGGCATCCGGAGTGTGGTAACTGACCTCCCCAAGGCAGTCGTCCAACACAGGCAGTTCCTCGGATTCAGATAGCGGGGTTGCCTCTTTCTGCGGGCGCATGATGCCCACCCTGGAGATGGCGTTCTTACGAACGTAACCGTCGAACTTGCCGATGCGCTTCTGCTGGTCCTCGTAGATGGCGGTATCCTTCTCGGTCTGCTCGGCATACACGCGGTTAAAGGTCTCCACACGTTCCACCTTGTCAATGTAGCGGTCACCTTGGAACAGATACACATCCGTGGGCTTACCCTCTTCGTCGGGCAGGTAATATGCCGTCACCTTGTAGTCGTTCGGCTTGAGTTTCTCAAGCACCGAAGGGTCGCTCAGCCACCAATCCTCATAGGCGACCCTCACCGTCGAGTTGCGACGGACGGTCGTGTCCACCCGCTCGCCGATATAGCGGCTCAGAGTGAGCTTGTCCATGCGCTCGAGCGTCGGATTGATGTTGGCGACAAGCACCTGCCAGCGAGTCATGCCCGGATATTTCTTCTGGTTCGGGTGCAGGCTGTTGTTCCATTCAGCGTTGTCGGCGCGGTCTTCGGCAACAAGCTGCTCGTAGCTGTAGTATTTCTTATCCTCGTAAGTGTCGTTCTCGGCATCACTGACCTTCTTGCTCTTCATTCTCCATTTGCCCTTGCCGTAAAAGCGGCCAATGCCCTCGTGGTTCTTATGGATGATGCTGCGCTTCTTTGCGCCGTTTAATGACTCGGCGCGTTTTTCCTGGGAGTTCAGCGGGGCGCAGAAATGGACGAAAGAGAAGGCGACACCCGTCTGCAGGAAGCCGTCCTTGTACTCGCTCATCAGGTGGTTCTCTACCTCGATGCCGGCGGGCATTCCCCAGCCGTTGCGTTCCAGCAGGCGGAACATGTCCCGAAAGCATTCCACAACGAGCAGTTGGTCCTTGCTTCGTCCGTAGGCGGCTCCGATGACGCACTGGCTCAGGTCATCGTACATGTAGTAGGCGTGCACGCGCTTCTTGGTGTCGTTCAGCTTGCGGCTCAAGTCCACGTCGTCCGCCGTAATCTGGCTCAGGGCAAACTCGCCATCGTGACGGTGGACATGCGGGCGCTGCTCGTGCATGAAGGTCTCCCAGTCCTCAAGGGCGTGCGAGATCAGCACCCTGTTCTTCGGCAGGTTCAAGTAGTTGGTGATGGTACTCTCGCTTAACGCCAGCGGGTCGCCGTTCTTGTCGGTGAAGTCGTCAGGACTGAACAGCTCTCCCGTCTCCGGGTCATAAACGTCCAGCTCGCCGCACACGAAGGAGTTGTACATCTCCCAGACACTCGTGTTGAAAGGCTTATTCGGCTGAATGGCGATGGACAGGATTAACCGTTCTGTCTTGTGGTCCACCTTGCGCCGCGACTGGTTGCCGAACTTGCCGCTAATAAGGCAAGCGTAGCCGTCACGTTGGTACTCGTTTACCTTCTTCCGGAAACGGAGCATGCTCGTTGGCAACGTGTGCCCGGTCTTCATTCGGTAACCCTCCACGGCCTGCGCCATCATGCTCCAGTCGTATTTCATGCCCATCGTCTTCTGTATCGCCTTTGCGTTGTTATAAAGACGAATACAGGCGTTCAGCACGCTGGCGTTGGTCACATATTCCGCAACATGAGCGTCCGTGGCACCATCACGCCCGCACCTGGCTTTCCAGTCGGCAAAGTAGGCCGCCGCAGCCTGGTCCACCTCATAGTTCGCCTCCAGCCAGGCCAGAAGGACAGCCAAAGACGGGTCGGGATATATCTTGGTCAGCTTGTCATGGTAGGTGTCTGGGAGACTGCTTACGACGACAAGAGCATATCCGCCCCTGCCACCGCGCCGGACGACAGTCAGCTTCTTCCGGGCGACCAACTGGCAGTAGTTACTTTGCGTCATCACGCCATTTTCTACCAGTTCCCGGGCCGATATGCAGAGTGTCTTACCGTAATACTCCATGACGACCTCCTATCTCAATGTGGCTGCCCACTCTTGAATTGCCGGGATTTCACTCACATACAATGAATCATAGTGTCTAACCTTACGCCCTTTGAAGAACACGTCCCCGCCGCCGTTGGTCTTGTCGAATTCCAGCATCGCCCCGTTGGGAAGGTACTGGCGCATGTAGTTGTCATGGTCGTGAAAACACTCCAGTTCCGGGATGATGGTCATCACGATACCATAGTGTTCCAGGGCATCCTTGCGGATACGGTTGGCAAGGTCGCTTGTGCTCTTGTAATACAATGCCTTCCACAGCGTCATACCAGACACATGGTAGGTCTTCTTCAGGTGCTCTCTCACCTCCTTGGTGATGTGGATGTACTTTTCCATTGTCTCGCTTATTTTAGTTCATTGATAATCGGTATCAGGCTCACCCCATAACAGGTAGTCAGGCGACGGACCATATTCTTCACATAGGACTCGGGAGCGGAAAATACAATGCCGGTCTCCTCATCGTAGCTGAAACTGATGCCGTCCATGATTAGGAGCATCGCAATCTTGTGCTTCACGCTCTGTGTCTGCCACTCCCTGATTTCGTCTTCCATTTCTTTAATCATTAAATCATCAAACAT